GCTGAATTGGTTGCTTGGATGGATGCTGCGGTTATTCAAGATTCTGACATTGATAGTAATGCAACAAATACACGAAACGGAAAACAAAATGAGACGCTATACACACTTGATGCTCAAGGTAACGTAGTTCTCAGGCAGGGAATTTATTTAGAGAATGTTCCTGTAGCAGACAGATCAAAGATTCGCTACACAGACTCTGCTGGGCTACCATTAGTTTATGAGACAGTAGCGGGCGGAACCATTGACGTTGGTGCAGCTGCTTCGTTGGACCCTAATGCTTGGTATCACGTGTTTATTTTGGACGGTAACGCTGCAAATGACTTTAATACATTGAGCGCGATAACAGTAAATGATGCAAGCGGCAATCCATTGAAGGGATTGGTAGGCGGCTTAACTCAAATACCTTGGGATTTTGCATTCTCAACCAATACCCAGGGCGGAAGAACGCCAAATACTAATTTGATAGTTGTTGTTGAGGTTGAGGGTAACGGCGGCGCCACATTTGCTAAAACTGTTTACGAGATTACAAATTCAGCAAGCCAAACAATTACATGCCAGCCAGGTGCAGAGACTAATATTTAATGAGTGATTTAACAGAATTTCAGAAAGTGCTTTTACAAAACTTAATTAAAGGTGAAGAGGTCTTAAGACATGGTCATAGCGATCCAGTTACAGACCTAATTAGTAAGGGTCTTGTAGAAAAGAAAGATGGAATATTTCAGGCTACAAAGAAGGCTAAAAAACTTAAGTTGTAATGAGTGTAGCCAACCCTGTTATAGACTACATTGACGGATTTAACAGAATAATACATCTGCGCTCAGGCGTAACTAGCTGGAACCCAGTTGACGATATATATAAAGAGGTTAGACAGCTAAGGCACGACAATGAGTCATTAAGACAATTTGATATGTTTTGCTCAGCTTTGCCCTTGATTGATAAGGGTGGGGGAAAGACGACAGGTCGAGGAATGACTTTACTGCTGGGCACTAGAATAGTTCCATTTGATGAATCAGCTACTCACGATATAACAGGCGAGTTATTAAGTGATGAGGGGCTATCGGGAACAGATCTTATTGATATATCTGGACTTTCGCCATCTTCAAAGATAAAGCTTAACTATATCCCGCCACCAGCAACAGAAGTTATAAATAGCAATAGCGGTAGTAGTAGCTCAGGTCTAACACAAGCAGATAGAGACTTCATACAAGCACAGAACGAGGCTAATGCAGGCGGCGGTAGTTGTAACGGAGCAATAAGTCAGCCATTAGATGCAGTTATAGTACCAGCATCGCCAGAGACTAGAGCAATACTCATGAAGTCAAATAAAACGCTTGTATACAGCATTAAGCAAAAAACTATGATACATCCAAAGGATGCACAACAAGAAACAGCCACTAATTATAGTAGCGGAGTGCGGTTAATGAGTTTTACATTTGAATACACTATAGGCGACACAGAGCCAGAAGCTTTAGCCTTCCTAAGTAATGTTACGATCAATGGCCAGTTAATGCCGTTGGTGCACACTAACTATGACTTTGAGCTAAGAATTGAGGATGCTACCTTACAGCGTGTAACCAGCACAGCTAATGTGGGCGACTTCTATGTGTATTTTGACCTATCAGGAATGACACTAACAGCAGGTAACCATAAAGCTGAGATATACCAGGCTGATAAAGGAACAATCAGTAATGGCACAGGTACAAACGGCTCAGTTATTCAGACAGGTAATGTATTAGTTAAGGCGGTATTGGCATAATGATTTTAATAAGGAAAATATTATTTATATTGGCTTTAAAACCATTAATACTACGTAACTACAAGCTAAGACAGCAGGGGTTGCTTAATGATGAGTGGTATTGGTTTGATTTATTAGCAACTGAGTGGGGCTTTTTCGTGGATGTAGAGAGTAATGGCTAAGTCTAGAAAAGACCAAAACAGAGCTATAAGACAGGAATCTTTAAGAGAATATCTTAGTAATCAAGAGCACTTGCGGGGTGTGTCGCAACTTATTGAAAAAATTGAAGTTTCTTCTGACAGCTTCGAAGTGACTAAATATAAGACAGCAGCAGAGCTAAAACTTAAATTAGTGAACAAGTATTTACCTGATTTAAAGAGCACAGAGCTTACAGGTGATGGTGGCGGAGACATTAGAGCAACGATAGCTGCCTTTGAGATTAACGGTGTAATTCCGAGTGACGAAAGCGAATAAGATCAAGGTAGACATAGCAAACAAGCTTATACCGTTTGCAAGTAAAGACAAAAGAATAAAAATAGTTGTAGGTGGTCGAGGCTCAGCAAAGAGCACAGGGTTAAGTGACCTGATAGCAGCACATGTACACAATGGCCTTAAGGTGGGTTGCGGTCGTGAGATGCAGAACAGTATTGATGATTCAGTACACAGTACCATTAAGAGCAGTATTGAGCGCTTAGGGATCCCTGGATTCAATGTCCTGCAAACCAATATCAGACATGAGTCAGGTGGCTCAGTGTTCTATAAGGGATTAGCCAGAAACCCTGACAGCATTAAGTCTGTTGAGGGTACAGATATATTTTGGTGTGAAGAAGCACAGAGTTTGAGTGAGGAGTCACTAGAGAAGCTCATACCGACTATCCGTAAGAGTGCTGGCAAGACTAAGATGCCCGAGTTATGGTTCAGCGCCAATAGAGGCAGCTCTAAGGATGCATTTAGTCGCATCATGCTCAAGCCATTTGAGAAACAGCTTAAAGCTGGTGGTGGTTATTACGAAGATGATATGAGAATTATCATTGAGCTTAATTGGCGTGATAATCCTTGGTTTAAAGACTCGGGCTTAAATGAGCAGAGATTAGAAGATAAGAAGCACATGTCAGCAGCTAAGTATGCTCATGTATGGGAAGGCGAGTACAACGATGATGTTGAGAACTCTATTATATCTAGTGATTGGTTCGATGCTTGTGTTGATGCTCATGAGAAATTAGGGTTTAAGCCACGAGGCGCTGAAGTTGTTACCTTTGATCCAGCCGATTCAGAAGGCGGGGATGCTAAAGGCTTGGCCTATCGTCATGGGGTTGTGTTCCTAGATGTCCAAGAATGGCAACAGGGCGACGTTAACACTGCTTTGGATAAAGCCCTAGATTACTCAAATAAACGCCGTGTAGACCGTTTTATATGGGACGGTGACGGTATGGGTGCGCCACTACGTAGAGATGTCAGCAAAGCGTTTGAGGGCAAGCACACAGATTGGTCTATGTTTAAAGGATCAGAGGGCGTTGATAGGCCTAATACTATTTATTTGCCACAATTTGGTGGCGACAGGCAGCAGCGTAAGACTAATAAGCAGACTTTTAAGAATAAACGCGCTCAGTTTTATATTGAGTTACGTGACCGTGTATATCGCACTTATGAGGCGGTGGTGAAAGATGTATATCACGACCCAGATACCTTGATAAGTTTCAGCTCTAAGATTGAAGGCATTGACTTATTGCGTTCAGAGTTATGCCGCATACCAGAACAACCTAATCCAGCGGGTTACATTCAAATCATGTCAAAGGACAAAATGAAACAAATGAAGATTGAAAGCCCGAATATGGCTGATTCAGTGATGATGTCGTTTCTAACACCTAAGACACAACAAACGGTATTAGATGTTATGCCAGCTAAGAAGAACTACAACAGATGAATGATGATTTACTAGATAAATTCAAAGAGCAATTCGTACGCGACTATTCTAATGCTGAGCAGCAACGCAAGGCAGCTAATGAGGATTATCGATTTGCTGTTACTGATGGTGGCCAATGGGAAGAATTCAATGAGCTGTCGTACGAGAACAGGGCTAAGTATCAGTTTGATCTAGTAGGTGACTATAAAAACAGATTTATGGGCGAGTGGGCATCTAACAGAGTGGAGCCTAAGTTCAGTCCAGACGACAACAAGACATCAAAAGATGATGCTGAGATGATTCAAGGTATTTATCGCAGAGATTATCGCAAAGGTAATGGTCGCATATCGCTTGATAATGCAGTTGATGATGTTGCTTTGTGTGGGATGGGTGCGGTTCTACTGATGCCTCAGTATGAAGATGATAGTGACCCAGAAGATGAGCGGCAGATGGTGACGTTTGAGCAGATTAACAATGCTTATTCGACAGTTGCATGGGATTCAGCGAGTCGTAAAATTGATAAGTCAGATGCAACTCGTGTAACTTATCTTGAGCAGATGGATAAGGAAGATTTTTTAGAGAAGTATCCAGATATGGATGCTGCATCAGCTCATGTTCCTGATGATAAGCGTCATTTCAACTGGAATACTAATGATGTTGTACATATAGCGCACCGTTGGGAAGCCAAGAAGAAACGTGTAACGGCGTTGATTTACTTGAATGTAGAAGAGAACGATGTAGCTGTATATTATGACGATGAAGATTTTAAGCTCATCAAGAACGACATCGAGAATTCAGGCTGGGTACTAGATCGTAAGAAAAAGATTAATCGCACTGTGATTGAATACAGTATATATAGCGGTAACGGGTTTATTCAAAAACCTAAACGTATTTCGGGTGAATATTTACCAGTTGTTCCTTTTTATGGTTATCGCGGCTATGTAGATGGGCAAGAGTTCTATTCAGGTATTGTACGTAAGCGTAAAGATGCACAGCGCTTAATGAACATGTTGGTATCACAAGTAGGCGAAGTTGCACATGATGCAGCAAGTAGAGTGCCTATTATTGACCCTAAAGCAATAAGTGGTTTTGAAAATGTTTGGTCTAATTCTAAAGACTATAAATGGCTCCCATTACGTAATGTAGTCGATGAGGATGGTAAAACACAACCTGGACTTCACGGCTATCTAGAACCTAATACTGTAGACCCTAATACCACACAATTATTAGACTTTGTTTCTCAATACTTACGCGAGAGCACAGGTGGCATGCCTGCTGATTTTAGCGAGGTTGATGCAAGTGGTAAGGCTATCAGGTCATTATTAAAGCGCTTAGATGCGAATACTAAGCCGATTATGGACAACATAGCAGTAGGCTTGAGGCGTTTAGGGCAAGTGTACCTATCCATGGCGGGTGAGATATACGACATGGAACGTGAGATTAAGACCGTTGGCTTTGATGGCTCTGAGAGGTCGGTATCACTGAAGAAGGTTGCGGTTGATGAAAAGACTGGTATGCCTAAAGTAATTAATGATATTACTAAGATGAAGTTTGAGGTAGTGGTAGAAACAGGTGCTGAGTTTGAAACATTACGTGAAGAAACAGTAGAGACTATTCGAAGTCTTGTTACCGAGGTTCAATCAAGCAACCCTAACTCTGAGTATATCCCTGTATTGATGGCTAGTTTGATAGATAATATTGATGCCATTGGCCTTGATGCATTGACTGATTTCAATCACAAGCAAATGCTTAAACTTGGATTAGTTAAGCCTGAGAGTGAAGAAGATCAAGCGTATGTTCAGTCGTTATCACAACAAGACCCACAACAGCAAGCAATGATGCAATTACAATTGCAATCAATGCAAGCTCAATTGCAAAAGCTACAGTCTGAGATTCAAGAGAAATCAGCTAAAGCTCAAGAAACAGCCGTTAAGACTGAGGGTCAGCGCATTGAGAATCAGATTATGCTGGCTCAGGCAATGGCTGACACAGAGCCAGAAGTACGGATAAACGTTAACAGTTAAATATAATAACAATTTTTACAGAAGTCGCTTTTATAGCGGCTTTTTTTATGCGCGTGACATTTTCACGATTTCCCTACTTGTCGGGTATGACAAGGATTACTCATACATATAAGAGGCTAACTATATGACTACAGAAGTAGAGGTGGAAGTACCAGAAGAAGCGATTGAAAACGAAGTATTGGACAAGGGTCAGGTAGATACACCGCCTGAAGATCAGCCCGAAGAAAACACTGAGTTTGAAGTTATTTTGGATGGTGAGGACGAGACACCAGCGTCAGACAGTGTGCCACTCGCTGCACATTTAAAGAAGGTTAATAAGTTCAAGAAACGGGTTGAAGCTGCGACTCAAGATGTATCTGCAAAAGATGAAGAAATTCGTCTATTGAAGATGCAGATTGAATTACAGAATAAACCTAAAGAACAGACTTTTCCTAAGCTTGAGGATTTTGATTATGACGATGCTGCTTATCAAAAAGCAGTCATGGGATATAACCAGAAGCAAACTGAGAAGCTGCTCACTGAGAAACTGCAAGCCTATCAAGGCCAACAAACGCAGACAGTACAGCAGCAGCAATCAGAGAAAGCCTTTAATAGTGCATACGAAACGCATTTAAAACGTGCAGCTGAATTAAACATTGACCCAACTTCCTATGACGAAGCAGAAAACAAAGTCATTGAGGTGATGGGCAACGATGTAGTTAAGGAAATGATTGGAGCGGGCTTTGAGCCTTATCTATTCACTTACCTTTCTAAAAATCCTAACAAAATGGCTAATCTGGCCCATCTTGTTAAGACTCAGCCAGTCAAGGCGTTACGTGAAGTGGCAGCGCTGGAAGCTAGATTAAAAATTAAACCTAAATCTTCCAAACAGATACCAGAGCCTAACGATGCACCACAAGGCGGGTCTGGCGGTACTAACTCATATCAAAAAAGACTCGATGCTGAACGTGCGAAAGCTGATAAAGCGGGTGGTAAATACGACATGAGTGCAGTGCGTCAGATTCGCTTAGATGCTCAAAATGCAGGTATCAGCCTAACTTAAGGAGTCACTTAAATGGCTAATAATTTTTCAAGCACCGAGAAGGCGCTATTCGAAAAAATCACTATCGGTTTCGATTCAAACGATATTGTTACACGCACCATTCCTGATTATAAAATTGCAGATGGCTCAGTTCGCCATGAGCTAACAGAATGGCGTCCAGTACCACAAATCTCACGTACTGTTTCAGGTCGTGACATCACCGGTCAATTTCGTGATATTACAGAGCGCTTAGTTCCTGTAAATATCTCAGAAAACGACATTGAAAACGTACCCTTTCAGTTAAACGCTGTAGAGTACAAGGATTCAAGTCGTCTAGATCGTAAAGCAGCCTCAGTATCGCAAGCATTAAGCGCTTTGCTTGAGCGTAAGGTTCGCAATGAAATTGTGATGAAGGGTTCACTTGTATCTACAGGCACAGGCGGTCTTAAGCAATATGCAGATTTTGCACCAGCAGATTCAATCATGCTTGAGCGTGGTATTCCTGAGTCTGAAGCTCGCTCGATGGCGATTCCAGTACGTACATGGAACACTGTTACAGGCAACCTTGCTGAGCGTGCAAACTTTAACAAAGGCGCTACACAGGACGCATTCTCACGCAATCAGTTACCTATGATTGCTGGTTTCGACTCGTTCCGAGTTGATAACACTGCACGTCTAACAGGTTATGCGGGTGGTGCGATCACTGTAGCTGGTGCTCAGTCTCATGTTCCGGCGCCTAATGGTGGTCCAGATAATCGTCTACAAGATAACCGCACGATGGTTTGGACTGTAAATGCTACAGCTGGCCTAAAAGCGGGTGATGCGTTCAGTGTTGCTGGCGTTAATGCAGTGCACAACATCAGTAAAGAAGATACAGGCGAGGCATTAACTTGTCGTGTATATGAAGTGCTAGACGGCACTACTTTTGTAGGCACAGCAGTTGTTAATGCTAATGGGCCTACTCAGCCTGAGAAAGAGTTTGGTAATGCGACCTCTGGGTTGCCAGCGGGTGCAGCGCTTATCTTCTTGAACGTTAACGATGATACACCGACTATCTTCTATCGTAACGACGCTATTGAGTTAGTTCATACAGGAATTGCGGATGATCATTTGACATCTTCAATGGCTGTCATGACTGCAGAGACAGCAAACGGTTACAAAGTGTCTATGTATCGTGATGGTGAGATTAACGACTTGAGTGCTAAGTATCGTTACACCATGTGGGCTAAGCCGCAAGTACTTGATTATGAGCAGTGCGGAATCCTATTGGGCAACCAATAATATTAATGTGATGATGGAGGCTTAGGCCTCCTGATTCCTTGGAGAAAGTATGACAAATAAATGTATTTATGCACCTAAAGAATTAGATGTTAAAGCCAATACAAAAAAATGTACACCAGTTCCTAAGAATAAAGATGGTTGGGTGTACTACCAAATTATTGATGGTGAGACAGAAACTCCGAAGGGCTGGACTGATTCACTCGAAGAGGCTTTGAATGGTAAGAAGCCTGCAACTAAGAAAGAAGTTAAGAAAAAAACTACGAAAAAATCCAGTGACAACAGCAAATAAACTGGCGCTTAGAGCGTTAAGTAAATTACGGGTACATACTCAGATAAATCCTGCATCCACAGATGCGGAAGACGAGACTTTTGTAGAATTCCAAGGATTGTTAGCTGAATATAAGAAACAAAATTATGATTTTGGCTTAACTGTTCCTACATGTAAAGGTGACGATCTCAATGAGCCTGCTGATGTTTTGGTTCATTTGCCCAATATCCTGGCTGACCGTATGGCTTTGTATTTTGGTGTGCCTGTATCACAAGAATTATCAAAGGCTATTAGCAAATCATCTGATTATTTACAACGACATTATCATGTGCCAGATATACCTAAGCGGAATTTAGGCGGCGGCTTGATGGGTGCGGGTAACAGTCGACGCTATCAAAGAATATTTTTTCCTGTGGGTGCAAATCCTGGAAGCACTGGCTATGTTGAAAAGGTTGAAGTTCCAGTAGAGGTAGAACACGTGGCAAGTTATATGCAATTGAAGTTCAGTATGCAGAATGGTGACACACCGTTTACATGGACATTGGTCAAATCTCATGGTGACGCAATTACCTTAAGTGCTGGAATGACCGATGTTGTTCTAGCTCGTTCTAAGGGATATGAGTACGAACTTAAGCTTGATGGTTCAGCGACTCCTACATGGGTAGCAGTGGATATTGAAGAGGGTTTGAACGGTAACTATAGTGTACTTGATGATGGAAACCTTTTATATGTAGGTGATGATGTAAATTACCCAATTAAAGATGATAGAACCGGCTTCTTTGACGTTACCACTGGTAACAATCAATTACGTATTAGTAAATTCTCAGATGGCGGCGGTGTAATCTCGCTATCGGGTGAGTTGATTATAAAGAGTATTGCTAATCTATGACACCAGCTACTCTGCCTAGAACCATTAGACGGATTGATGGGCTAGCTAAACGCACTGAATATTGTGTCAATCTATTCAATGCGGGTGAGAATAAATTACCTAGACCTGGTGTTAACCGCACTCATGGATTGAAAGGTGATATAAGGGGTATCTTTAAGTTTAAAGATAATCTTTTCGTAATTTCTTCTGATGAATTAGTTCGTATTGATGGAAATGGCATTACTACAGTAGTCGGCAACATTGTTGGTTCAGGCCATGTTGATATTGCTATCAGTTTTACGCATGCGGTTATTTGTGCAAGAGATGTTACAGGTGAGGCTTATTTGCTAAATGATAGCTTTGCATTAACACTCTATTCAACAATTACTAATTATGTGGCCTCCAAGGAAGTTGAGTTCATTAATGGGCGTTTTGTATTTATTCCGTTAAGTGGCGACCCTGCATTTCATACCAATGCACTGGACCCATTAACAATTGATGCGTTGTCATTCTTTGATGCGGAAGCATTTACCGATGAAAACAAGGGGATAATTGACCTTAATGGTGATTTGTATCTGTTGGGTTCTGAAACTATGCAGCCCTTTAGGAATACAGGTCAAGTCAGCCCAGCCTTTAGAACAGTTAACGGTGCTACAGTTAATATTGGCTACATAGGTGCTAAGACTCGTCTTAATCAAGGTTTTGCATTTATTGGCAAGGAGCGTGAGCAAGGCTATGGCATTTACATGATGCAACAGGGTCAAGTTCAGAAGATTTCGACACCAGAAATTGACACTATCTTGCATACCTACACATTAGAAGAGCTTGGTGGTGATTTCTCTACTGGATCGGATACCTATGGTGCGAGTGGGCAGCGTTTTGTATGGCAAGGGCACGATATTTTAGTTTTCAGCCTGCCTAATGAGACGTTAGCATTTAGTGGAGGATGGGATTATTTTTCTAGTGGCAATAATTTAGGGAATATAGGTAAGTGGAATATCAAGCATGCCTTTTTCGATGATGGACGTTATATCGTTGGCGATCAGTTAGGTAATTTAGGTTATTTAGATGATGGCAAAACCGATTTCTTCACAGCAAATGAGTTTTTAATACGTTCATTTGCTCGTGATCCCAAGGAATCGGTTTTTACAGCAAGTAAAGTACAGTTACGTGTTAGTAATGGTGAAGAAAACACAATTGTTTATTTGTCAGTATCGCGTGATGGGACTAATTATGGCAATGAGTTGCCAGTTAACTTATCAACGCTAGAGGCTGATCAGGAACTGGTTTTCTGGCCTCCTGGAGGCTTAGGCCGATTCACTGGTTATATGGGTTACCAGATAAGAACAGCTGGCATTGCACAATTTAGTATTGAAGGAGTGTTAATTGGCTTCAATTAATGTACCACGTTTTGACGAGCCAATAGGCTATATAAGGGACGGTAAAGTCTATGCGACTCAGAAATTCCATGCTTTTTTAGACTCATTGGTAGAAGATACGAAAACTGTTGATCAGAATGTAGAAGCAGTGAGCGTGGTGCAGAATGAAGTAACCGCTATACAAATTACCGGAAGCCCGCCAAGTCAACAAGCTATTAATGAATTGACAGATCGGATTAATGCTTACGATGGTAACGGGCAAATTCCATGATCAGAACCTTTGATGCAGAGAAGATTAAAAGCGTTCTACATCATCCAGATATTTTGCCGAACATAGGTAATAACCAACATTCAAGCATACCGATTGATCTCTCTCACCATTACTTATGGGAAGAAGGCGTTTTATTTGTTTTCCACCCTTATAGAGACGCTTACCAAGTACACGTAAACATCATCAAAAATAAACGAAATAATTCCTTAGAGTTAGGCTTTGAGGCGATGAAGTATGCAAAAAAAATAGGTAACAAATTTGTAACATTTGTACCCAAAGAATTCCCTAATGTGGCTGATTACACAGAGGCTTTAGGATTAACAAGAACCGACAAAGGCGACCATTGGCGCTTTGATATGGAGTTTTAATTTATGGGCTTTTTAGACCGCTTAACTGGGAAAGACGCAGCTAATGCTGCTAGAGACGCATCAAGTCAATCAGTAGAATTTCAGCGAGAAGGTTTAGATGAGATTAGGCGCCAGTTTGACATATCCCAGCAAAATATACAGCCTTTCATTAATTCTGGACTGCCTCACATTCAATCTCTATCTAGAGGAGCTACTCCAGAGGGATTTGCAAACTCATTGTCCTTGATTATGGGTGGTGGAAACCCGACAGGGGCGACCCCTCCAATTGTTGGAGTATCTGGCGGTACAAGAAGCGCACCAGAATTTGGAGTGCAAGCCGGGCCCAGTCAAGGGATTGGCGGTATATTTTCTGACTTGGTGAACCAGAGGCAAGATGCATCAAATAGTGCGTTAACAGCAGCAGGATTAAGCCGCAGCGGATTTGCAGCAGAAGAGGCTGCACGAATACCTACTGAACTTGCTTTGCAATTAGAGGGCTTGCTTAACTCACGACAACAGAATTTAGTCAGCAACTCACAAAATGCAGTAACAGGTCAATCTGCATTAGGACAAAGTGCATCCGCTCAAATAAATCAAGGTCTAAGTGGAATAGGTCAAACAATTGGGCAAGGCATTACAGGCGCAGCTGCTGCTAGAGCACAGGGAGCTGGAGACTTGCTAGGAACAGCAGCAAGTTTGGCTGGGATGTTTTTTAGTGATCCAATGCTTAAAGAGAACATTGTGCATCTAGGTGATATTAAGGGCCGTAAGGTTTATGGCTGGGACTATAAAGAAGAAGTGCCCGACTTTGTTAAAAGCGGCATGACAACTGGATTCATGGCTGATGAGGTAGAGCTAGATGCGCCTCAGTTTGTATATGATGTGGCAGGAGTAAAAATCATTGATTATGAAAAGTATCTTGATTATTTGGAGGCAGCGTAATGAATTTAGGTATTGGTAATTTATTAGCAGCTCAGCAACGTGGACAGGCTCAGGCAAGCCAAGGTTTAAATAGTCTAGGAGCTAGGCTAAAACAACGTTTCTCAGATAAGAAGGCAGACGCTTTGAGCCAAGAGCTATTAGAGCAGCAAGGTAAAATTCAAGGTGCTACACCTGGTATTAATCCAAGTGCGCCTGATCCTCAAAAGCTTATGGCATTAGCTAAGCTTGACCCTAATATGGCTAAGTTTGTACAAGCTACATTTGAGAGCGGTAACAGACAGGCTCTAGCACAAATGGAGCGTGAGACACAGAGCGCATCACGGTTTGCTAATACAGCGTTACAAGTTGTTGACAAGCCTAATGAGTTGAATTCATTTTTACGTGGAGAGGCAAGTAGCTTACTTGCACAAGGAAAAGATGCATCTAGGATATTGGATATTATCAACACAGATTCTCCTTCACAGAAGCGTCTTAAGCTAATGCGTATGCAAACACAAGGGATGCAGATAGACGATATTATTAAGTCTAACCAAGAGCAACAGAAGATAGCGAATACTTCGCGAGGATTGGATTTAGAGTCAAATCGTGATAAAGCAGCGGAAAAACAGCAGAAGTTTGATAATCAATTATCTACCAAGAGCACCAACCTAGACAGCAGAAAACAATCACTAGAACAATCAAAGTTCAATGAGACTAAGCGTTCTAATTTATCTGCAGAGAATTTTGCAAATAGACAACAATCATTTAATGAGAGTCAAAAAAGGGTTAATGAGTCTATCAAGAAGGCTCCAACTGCTTCTGAAAGAAAGGCTCTATTGAAGCAAAAGAAAGATTTAAAGGACTTACAGATTCTCGATAAACAGATGACTGACCTTATTAATGACCCTAATTTCGATGGAGCGGTTGGCGGTCTTGATAACTTGACAACAAAATTATCAGGTGCATTAGGTACAAAAGACTCTATTTTAAATAAGCGTTCTCGTCGGCTTACTAATAAATTAGCACTGAAGTTGGGCGAAAGCCTATCAGGGACAATGTCAGATGGAGATATTAAACTTCTAATGGACTCTATTCCGAAGCCATCAGATCCAGCGAAAGTATGGAGGGACTGGTATAACAATGAATTAAAGCCAGTTGTAGATGCTGCTCATGGATTGGAGAATCAGGCAAGCGAAGATCAAGGCGTAATCACATCTTCAGGTGGAGTAAAATTTAAAAAGGTTGTTAAATAATGCCAGTTACTATTGAAGCAAATGGGGAAACATTTGAATTTGAAGATGGCACAACTGATGAGCAAATAGGAGCCGCTTTAGATGAATATTTCTCACAATCGGCTCAACCGCAACAGGGCGCTATAGGTCTAAATGAAGAGCCTGAAAAATTTGGAGAGCAAGAGGGTGTATTTAAATCTGCCTTGATTGGTCTTGGTGATGGATTTACAAGATTTGGTGAAGGTATCCAGCAAATACATAATGACCTTCAAGGGTCTTTAGACAGAAGAAGAACAAGCTCTAGAACTGATCAAGAAACACTAAATCTAGGCCTCGAGGCTGATGCGAGAGAGCAAGAATTTAATCAAAAGGTTCAGGCTCGGCGAGACGAGTTTGCTAATACAAAAGTTAGTGATAATATCTCTTCAAAAGCAGGCTCATTCGTTGGCGAGGTTGCTCCTAGCTTACTTATCCCAGGTGCGACAGGTAATAGCGTTAGAGCAAGACTTTTATCTGGCGTTGGATTAAATGCAGCAGCCTCGAGCACTACATTTGTAGAAGATGGACAAAGTAGGCTTGCGAATGCAATCACTGGCGGAGCATTTGGAGCCTTGCCTGTGGGCATAGAGCAGGCAGCACCAGTTGTAAGTAACACTATAAAATCAATTATAAGGGGTCGGAACGTGTCTGCTGATGATCTCGCTAATAGATTAGATGATTTTCAAGAGATTGGTGACACTCCTACACTTGGCACTGCTAGTCAAAATAATACAGTTCAAGGACTAGAGACTATATCGGCTAGATTTTTTGGAGGCGAGCCACTTAGAAGATCGGTTCAGCAGACTAGTGAAAGAACTCAAGCAAGATTACAGGAAATAGCTAATGATTTAAGTACACGAGATGGCGCAGATTTAGCTGGTAACACGATAAGACAAGGTATCACTGGTCAAGGTGGTTTTATTGAAAGATTTCAAGCTAGAGCAGGTGTTCTTTTTGATGAAGTTGATCAGGCTGTAGGTGCTGATACAGTAGTTAATGTCGCCTCAACACGTCAGGCACTGGATGAAATTGTTAATGACACTGAAGTGGGGCAACTGATCACTAGTCAAAGATTTAGAGACTTTCAACAAGCACTTGACACTCCAGAAAATGTAAATTATGAAACTCTTAGGGCTTTGCGTACATTTGTTGGAGAAGGCCTATCTACAAATGAATTAGTGTCTGGTGCTACAAGAGGCCAATTAAGACGTTTATACGCAGGATTAAGTGAAGATATACAAGAGGCAGCTACAAATGCTGGTGCACAACAGGCATTTGCAAGAGCAAACCGGTTTTACTCAGCAGGCAATACAAGAATTGATAACTTTCTAGAAAAGCTTAATAAAAAAGTTGACCCTGAAGATATATTCAAAATGGTTTCACGAGGCAGCGACTCAGCAGCAACCATTAATGCTGTTAAAAGAAGTTTAACTCGTGAAGAGTGGGATGTGGTTTCTTCTAACGTCATTCGTAGACTTGGTCGTAGCAATAGTTCTCAACAAGATGCTATAGGCGAGTCATTCTCGATAAATAAATTTTTAACTGATTGGGATAAATTAGGGAATGCTAAAAATGCATTATTTTCAGGAAGTAGTCAACTTAATGCTTATAGAGCTAACCTGGATCGCATTGCAAGAGTAGCTGAAGACATGAAGTCATCGTCTAGGGCTTTACAAAATGCAAGTGGAACAGGTGCATTTACAGCAAATGCTGGAGCCGTAGGCGGAGCAGTAACAGCAACCGCGCTTGGTAGGCCTGATGCAGCTTTTGGATTAATTGCTTTAGTTGGTGCAAATAGAGGTGCAGCATCATTAATGAGCAACCAAAGGTTTGTTAGATGGTTGTCTCAATCGTCACAAGTTCAACAAAGAAATTACCCAGCCTATATTGCTAGATTAGCTGGTGTTGCTAATGCTTCAACAGCTCAGGATGCTGTTTATATTAATGAATTTCTTCAATCTATTACGGCGGAAGAATCCAGATCACAGTAATAGGAATAGCAAGAATAAAAACCACTACCAAACTATAAAAGCACCACGTTAAAAAATCATGGAGCCATTTGGGTTTTATGGTGATGCTTTTTAATTGCTTTTGGGGTTTAATAATTTCGTTTTTTTCATACGCAAATTTAAATACCCATAGAAGCACTGCGAAGATGGAGTATACAAGTAGTGCGTAATAAGTTTCCTTCATATAACAATTCTACCACAACCCACCTTGAGTGGGTTTTTTATTGCCTATGTATAAATTTAAACATAACCGTAGCCAGTTCTTGTGGAAAGACGATCTACGCGTGTATTTCTGCAAGCTAGGAGGCGATATAACGCTTTTTGCTGATCGTGTTGAGATATACAAGGATTCGGCATGTAAAGAGATCATAGAGCAGCCTGTGAGAGTTGACTCACTAGGAAGGCTCACTAATCAGATATTCACTAAAGAACCACATTCATACGCCGTTGTAGGCACGTTAAACCATATTTACGCTACAGATACAGGAAATTAAAGATGGCATCAGCATTTGATACAAACATCCCAGAATTTAGAGACTCTCAAGGGCCAATCATCCGAGGAAAGCTATTTGTCGGAACATTTGGGAATGATCCATTCGACACTTATCAGACAGTAGATTTGTTTTCAGATGAGGGGTTAACGCAACCTATAACAAACCCATTAGATATTGATTTGGATGGTCGAGTAGGTAAATTCTTCTTAGCACCCAGTACTTATTCTTACGGCGTAACTGATGCATCAGGAAATCCAGTGCCTGAGTACACAGAGTTGCAAGTGACAGGTATCGCTGATTCGTCTACTGCAAATCAATCTATAGTCAATGGCGAGCTAATAAATAATAGAGTTAGAGTTCTTTTGGGGGACAGGCTTACATCTGTTGATATTGATCCAGAATCGGAAAGAAATCCTGCATTGGCATCAGTTGCTGAAGTTGAGTCAGGCGTCTTGCCTAGCGCACGATTGTTTAGCCCTGAATTAATTAAACAGGCTGTCGAGAATCACGGCTTATCAACAAATGAAATACAAACCGAAATAGAAAAACGCACATTCGCAACCCTAGCAGCAGCACAAGAAATAACTGATCTCGAGCTAAACCAAGTTCTAACCATTGAGGGAATTGGTCAAGTCAAAGTAGTTCCATATAATGCTGCAAGTG